CTACATTTAATTTTTTAGTCTTTTTAGCCTTACGTGCTTGTCTTATTTTAGTTCTAGCACGAGTCTTTTTCATTTGAGCTCGTTTTTTAACATCAATAGCACCGCCACAGTCTGCAGGTTTTGCTACAATACGACCAGCTCTTGGGCCTGCATCACAACGCCATTTTTGTTTTACAGATGCTTTTCCGCCTGCACCACCCTTGGTAGTACGAGCATAGACAACACCCTCTGTGATGATTTCTGATATTTTCATTAACCAATTACCCAAGTTAATGGTTGTGAGTGGTCTGTGTATGTTGCTAAGTCGTCAATTAGTTTGTCCATCTCAGCCTGTGCTTCTGCTTTCATTGAAGAGCCATTAAGTGCTGTACCACCTTGAGGACCTGCAATTGAAGCAAACTTCTCTCTGGCTTCACCGATAATCATTTTACTTGCGGCAAAAGTATAATCTCTCAACCACTGCTTCATAGCATTGTCTTGTAGTAAAATAATTTCTGGTTTTAGGTTATAAGTCCAAAGTAGTATTTGTTCACCTGATGATTTAGGATCACGCACTAAACTTAATACTTTAGTTACAGGATTGAATGTGTAGTTCATAAAACCACCAAACATTCTTGCGGCCATTTCTACATACTGTGTGTACATGTCATAGGTTGCTAGACCGCCACCATATGAATAGTTTAACAGATAAACGTTTAATGTAGCAGATGAAAACGGATCAAAACTTGACGAGTAAGGACCTGTAGCATCGCCCATAGTACGTCTGAACACTTGTCTAACTGAACTAACTTCTTGCGGAAGTGTGTAAGTGTTTTGATTTTCCTGCATTTCAATAACAGCATAACTTTCTTCATAAGCGTTCTGAGCTCTTTGTCTATAGGTAGTTAGTGCTTTGTCGTATGCTACTTCGTAATGATCAGGATCTAGTTCAACGTCAACAATACCGCCACCTAGGCGTTTCTCAACGTAGTTGAATAGTTCGTCTTTTAATGTAGTTAAATCTGCCATTTATCGTTCTCCGTTAATAGTATTTATCAACTCGGCAGAGTATTGATTAAGTTGCTTTAATGATGATTAGGTTTTCGTTGAAGCGACCGTTGACTGCTGTGGCTGTTGTTTTTAGTTCATCAAACAGTTTACGGCTATCTGGTTTCCCTGACATACGTAATTGTTTGAGTGTTTCTTCTGGCTTACGTAAGGTCTTTTGGCTTGACTTGTTAGTGTCAAAACCTAAAATACTTGTACCTTTGACTGCGAACACTTTGGCATAGTCATCAGCAACATAGTATTGTAGTTTACGATTCTTAACATTGTAGACCCAAAGCTCACTTGACTTAAGAATTTTAGTAGGCTCTACTGTTTCTAATTTAAACTCATCGTATCGTCTTAGGTGTTTTAATTTTCTTACCTGCTTCTCTGGAGGAACCGGTTTTTTCTTTCTGACACCAACCTTAGCCTTCTTGCTTTGATGATATGCGTCTAATTCTGCTACAATCGCTGTACAATACGAGATCATGTTCTTCTGCTGGGTCTTAGTTGCCCAACCGTAACCTTCGCTTAAATCAGCGTCTACGTCAGCTACAGCGTCCTCGAGTTCATTCTGTTGCCTAATCCACATATCTTTTATTATAGAAACGTGCTGTGCTAGGATATTATAGTTGGCTAAAATTTGACGGATTCCCTCTGGCTTTTCGCTGGCCTTGATGTCACCTTCTAAGTACTTGTCCCAGACAGCATCTATATCACCTGCGGCTTCGTGTGCCTTGGCTATCATAATTTCCTGTATGTTAGGACGTTTAGGTTTATCTTTATCCATCTCCTCATCATCACTGGCAGACTTCTGATGATTAGCTATTGCTTCTTTACAGGCATTGACCATGTGTTCTTTTTCATGTTCTGTAAGTTCTAGACCAATCAACGACATCCTAGCATACCATCCACTGGATATTGGAATCCAGGAATCTTTGATCTTGCTAAAGTCTTTGACTATGTCTTTGTGCTTGTTTAGTTCAAGCCATTCTATTAACCACTTCTTAGCAGTTTTTTTATCTTGGGTATAGTTATACCAATTACATCTAGAAGCCAGTGCCATGCGTCTGTCATCAGCCGGTGGTTGACCGTCAAACATTTTTTCTTCACCGTAGGCTTTTTTATCTTCTAATGCTACCTTTGCTGGCTTTATATTCAAAGTAATGCTCCCATTGTAATCATTTTGTTAATGTCTGCTATCATAGTGTTTGTTTCTTCTAACTTCCTTAAAAACTTGTTAGTTGGTTTGTGTTGCCTACGGCATTCAATTTCTTCTATACTTAATTCAGTTATCATTGAATCTGTATTTTTTAACATTATATATAAGTCTTG